CCGGAATCTTCACGGCACTGCACGCCATGCGGAATCCGATGAATTCCTGGGACAAGTCAGACAGCCACAATGGATATGTTGGCCCGAACGACAAAAAATTGGCGAAGCTGCTGATTACTTCCGGCACGGAGCATGCGAAATTCATGCGAGCAATCTATGTGTCGTGCGAGGTCTGGGCACCGATGTACTGGTGGCAAGAGGCGGACACGTACCATTTTACCGTCCGCAATTCGTGCAGCAAGATGCACAAGCTGACGGATGCAGAATTCACGATGGACGATTTTGAGCACACCGGCATGAGCGAGACGGGCATGGAGAGTCTGGGCTGCATGATCAACATGCTGAATTCATACCGGCAGAAGTACGTCGCGACGAAAGACAAGCAGGCATGGCGTGATCTGTTGCTGTTGCTCCCGGACAGCTACATCCAGCGCAGTACCTGGACGACCAACTATGCGACACTCCGCAATGTCTACTTCCAGAGGCGCAACCACAAGTTGCCGGAGTGGCATCAATTTTGCGATTGGATCCGGACACTGCCGGAGAGCTGGATGATCACATGCGAGGAAGTGGGTGATGATAATGACACTGAATGAATATCAAACACTGGCTGCACGCACGATTGCGACGGATGACAAGGTGGACATGGAGAGACACGCCTTGCATGGCATGGTTGCTGAAGCCGGCGAGATTCTGGAAGCTATCAAAGAAGGGGACGATGATCACATCATAAAGGAGCTGGGCGACCTGTTCTGGATGATCGCTGAGTTCTGCACGGCAAATAGCTGGTTTCTGGAAGACATCTATAACATCCACAAGCACGGGCCAAAAGACGACGGTATCTGGATCGGGATCGGGAGACTGCATGGGCTGTTTCAGAAAATCTATCAGGGACACCGTCTGGATGATGCCCAGCTTCGTGACCAGACCAGCAGGATCATCTATTCGGTTGTTCAGGTTGTCGAATTCAACTGCCGGCTGGAAGTATGCCTGGAACGGAATATTGAGAAACTGAAAGCCAGGTATCCGGATGGATTTTCAACGGATCGCTCACTTCATCGCGCGGATGGTGATGTCTGATGCAGAACCAAGCTAAGACCTACTTAAGTAGGTACCAGCATCTGATGGCACAGTGTCGCTCTCTGCAGCTATCCATCATTTCGATTCGCGAGAATGCGGAGAACATCACGGTGCGGCTGGATCCGAACAAGGTGCAGTCATCCAGCAAAATCCACGATCCCATCGCAGAGTCAGCGGCGGCGATCGCGGACATGGAGCGCATGCAGTCCGGATACTTTCGAGAGGCCAAAGCGGTGCTGGAGGAGATCATGCAGACGATCAAACGGGTGCAGGATGAGAGGCTGCAGAACCTGCTGATCCTGCGCTATGTGGACGGGCTGACGTGGGAAGCGGTGGCCATGCAGATGAACTATGAGGTGCGGCAGGTGCACAGACTGCACGGTGATGCACTGGAGCAGGTGAACCGAATCATGTCATAGAATGTCACACTCAATATGAGTACAATACTAGTGTCGAGGTATGCGGATAGATCCTCGGCACCGGGTTGTCTCTCTCCCGGGTAACGTCCGAAGGTCAGGTGATGCCTGGCCTTCGTTCTTTTTCGTGTGGTGATAGTTGTGGCTGAACAGTTTGCTCATGATTTCTATGTTTCGTGGGCGTGGATCAAATGTGCACGGGCATACAAGCGTTCTGTCAATGGATTATGCGAACGGTGCAGGAAGGTCGGCCTGATCGTTCCTGGTGAGGAGGTCCATCACAAGATCCGGCTGACACCTGAGAACATTAATGATCCCAAGATTGCACTGAACTGGGACAATCTTGAATGTTTGTGCAAGGCTTGCCACATGGCAGAACACGATGAGAAGCGATGGAGAGCGGACGAGCTGACCGGGCATGTGTCCATATAGCCCCCCTGTCTAAAATTGACTTAAGGGGTGCTCTCAACTCGGGCGGGGTAGATCGGAAAAACCGGATATGAGTCAGAATTTTTCAGTTTTTTCAGAGAGGAGGCGAAAACATGGCCAAACAAAAGTTAACGTATGCAGACATCATGAAACTCGCGGAAAGTTACGGGGTAAGTAGCAATACCTTTTTTGCATCCGCTGCGGATCGGTATGTCGGGCAGGTCGAAATGATCGACAGGATCCGGGAACAGATCGATGAAGACGGCCTGATGATCGAACACACCAATGTTAAAGGCGACACGAACGTGGATGTCAATCCGCTGACGGTTCAGCTGCCGAAGTACATCGACACGGCCAATAAAACGCTCTCTCTGATGCTCGACATCGTGCAGAGACTGGGAAGACCGGCAGACGATCAGGGTGATGTCTTTGAATGCGACTAATTGGATCTGGACTTACTATCAGCAGATCCAGGACGGTTCGGTCACTGTCGGCAGATGGATCCGGATGTGGTATGAGCACATCGTCCATGGGCTTGAGGATGGCACCTATCATTTTGATCAGAAGCGAGCCAATGAAGTGATCAACTTCATCGAGAGATATACGCACCATCATGAAGGCCCACTTGCTCCCGGCCTGATAAAGCTGGAAATCTGGCAGAAGGCTTTTCTGTCGGTTGTGTATGGCATCGTCGATAATACCGGCAAACGGCAGTTTCGTGAGATCGTCCTTCTGATCGGACGCAAGCAAGGCAAGACTGCACTGCTTTCCGGTCTTGGGTGTCATCACCTGTTCAAGGATGGCGGCTATGGTGCGCGCGTTTATGTGTGTGCTCCCAAACTGGAACAGAGCCGGCTGTGCTATGAGGGTATCTACCAGACGATCCGGCAGGAACCCATGATGGACAGGATGACCAAGCGGAGACGGACTGACCTGTACATTGAGAAGAACAACAGCTCAGCACAGCCTCTCGCGTTCTCTGCAAAGAAGTCCGACGGCCTGAACATCAGCATGGCCATTTGTGATGAGTTTGGTGCATGGCAAGGCGAACCTGGCCTGAGACAGGCAGAAGTGGTCAAATCTTCCCAGGGTGCACGACCGGAGCCGCTTCTGTTCTATATCAGCACGGCCAACTTCGTCGAGGGTGGCCTATATGATGAGATCCTTAAGAGATCCACGGCGGTGCTCAACGGAACCAGCAGAGAAACCAGGCTGGCTCCGTTTTTGTATATGATCGATGATCCTGAGAAATGGAACGACATCAACGAACTGAGAAAGTCACTGCCCAATCTGGGTGTGTCTGTCGGCATCGATTACATGCTGGAAGAGATAGCAGTAGCAGAGGGATCGCTGAGCAAGAAAAGCGAGTTCCTGACAAAGTACTGCAACATCCAGCAGTCTTCCTCTCTCGCATGGTTCACGGCGCAGGACGTGCGGAAGTGCTTCGGGAACAACTTCACGTTGGAGGACTTCCGGCACTCTTACGGTCTAGGCGGCATTGACTTGTCTCAGACGACCGACCTGACAGCTGCTGTGATTGTTGTCCAGAAGGGCGGCGTGAATTACTTTTTCACCCACTTCTTCCTGCCGGCAAACAAACTGGACGAGGCCACAGCGAGAGACGGATTGCCGTATGCCGTATACGTCCAGCGTGGCCTGATGAGCCTCTCGGGTGAGAATTTCGTGGACTATCACGACGTGCATCGGTGGTTTGATGATCTCCGGCGCAAGTATGAAATTGTGGCCTTGAAAGTCGGATATGACCGATACAGTGCGCAGTATCTGGTTGATGAGATGAAAACCAACGGATACCAGATGAGCGACGTGTACCAGGGACCGAACCTGACCGGCGTACTCAATGACATTGAGGGTCTGGTCAAAGATGGTAAGTTGCAGTGCGCGGACGACAATGACCTCATGAAGGTGCATATGATGGACTGCGCTTTGAAGCTGGAAACAAACAGCAACAGAAAACAGCTGGTCAAGATCAATGCAAACCGCCACATTGACGGCATGGCAGCTCTGACTGATGCGATGTGTATGTATCACAACCATTGGGAAGAGCTGCAGAATCTATTAGTAAATGCGAGGTGAAAAGCATGGGCCTTTTTGATTTCGTATTCGGACGGCGACCGAAGCAAACGCCAGCAGAAGGCAGATATGAGGCCTTTACGGCATATTCGCCTCGCTTTACCAGCTGGGGCGGTCGGATCTACGAAAACGAACTGGTGAGGGCCGCTGTGGATGCCAAAGCGCGGCATATCGGAAAACTCAGATTCGATATGTACGGCTCAGCGCATGAAAAACTGCGGACGATCATCCGAAGCGCACCGAATCCGATGCAGACATGGCCGCAGTTCCTGGAACGGTGCTCAAATATCTACGATGTGCAGAACAATCTGTTCATCGTTCCGATCCTGGACGGCCCGTATCGGGAAATCACAGGATTCTGGCCGGTTGTGCCATCTTCCTGCGAAATTGTGCAGCGTGACGGCGACGATATGCCGTATTTGAAATTCATGTTTGCAGGCGGAAAGGTGCAGAGCCTTCCGATCACCCGGGTGGCAGTCATTACACGACATCAGCTGCAGGATGATTTCTTCGGGGAGCGGAATGAGGCGGCACTGTCTCCGACAATGAGCCTGGAGAACATGATCAATCAGGGTATTCAGGAAGGCGTGAAAAACTCAGCGACATTCCGCTTTATGGCTCAGACCACGCAGTACCTCTTCGATGAAGATCTCACCAAAGAGCGCAAGAGATTCGATCGGCTGAATTTCCGTGGTGAGTCTGGTGGACTGCTTCTGTTCAATAACAATGTACAGAATGTCCAGCAGATCAAGTCGGACGGGTACAAAGTGGATCCCGAACAGCTGAAACTGATTCGCGAGAACGTATACAGTTATTTTGGTGTCAATGAGAACATCCTGCAGAACAAGGCACAGGGTGATGATCTTGATGCCTTTTTCAATGGCTGCATTGAACCTTTCGCCATTAAGCTGTCCGACGCTCTGACAAAGCTGGTATACACGCAGACTGAACGGAACAACGGGAACAAGATCACATTCACTGCGAACCGTCTGCAGTATATGAATGTATCCGCAAAGGTCGCCATGGCCACCCAGTTGGGCGACCGTGGATGCCTCACAATCGATGAGATTCGTGAGCTGTTCAACTATGAGGCACTCCCGGACGGTGCTGGTCAGTACGCACCGATTCGCGGAGAGTACAAAAATGTGAAAGATGAGAATAACGGAGGTGACGACGATGCCCAGTCTGGAACGCGAGTACCGGATGATGCCGGTGATGGAAATCAGGCAGGATCCTCAGAGTGACGAGAAGATCGTAGAGGGTTATGCAAGCACCTTCGAGCCGTATGTACTGTTTACTGATCCTGACAGCGGCACGGAGTACAAGGAACAGATCGACCGCCATGCTTTCGATAACGTGGATCAGTCGGATGTACTTTTTCTTTACAACCATGAAGGCCAGGTTATGGCTCGGAATCGCACAGGCACGCTGCAGCTGTCCGTGGATGATCACGGTCTGAAAGTTGTGGCCGATCTCAGCAAGAGCGCACGCGCTCGCGAGATGTACGAAGAGATCCAGAACGGCCTTGTGGATCAGATGTCCTTCGCCTTTACGGTGGAAGAGGACAAATACAGTAGAGATACGCACACACGCACAATCCTGCGGATGCGAAAACTCTACGATGTGAGTGCGGTATCTATGCCGGCCAATCCCGGCACAGCTATACAGGCCCGGTCGGCATCCTGGCTCGACGGAGCGATTGAGCAGGATCGGGCAGAGCGAGCGGAGCGACTCGCTGCCGAAGAACGCGAAAAGAGGATTAAGGCACTGCAGGCTGCAATCCGGAAAGCGAGGGAAACTATATGACACTTGAACAGATCAAGGTTGCAAGTGCAGACGAACTCCAGGCACGGCTTGCTGATCTCGACCTGGAAGAGCATCCCGAAAAGCGTGCTGCTCTGACTGATGAAGAGATCGCCAGTATCGCCGAAGAAGTTCCTGCTATTGAGGCACGCCTTGCAGAACTCAGAGAACAGGCTGAAGCTGAAAGGCGCGCCTGTGAAGATGCCGCCAAGAACGGCAATACTATCAGAACCTTTGAGGAGGACAAAAAAATGGAAAGAAACTTTGCCATCGACTCTGTCGAATATCGTGATGCGTACCTGAAAAACCTGATGGGCAAGGAACTGGACGCTGAAGAGCGCGCTGCCCTGACTCAGGCCGGTGCTGTTATCCCGACCGAAATGCAGAACAAGATCTGGGACAAGCTGCGCGAGAATCCCCTGATCGCTGAAATCGACTTCCTGCATGTTCCCGGCTATGTGGATCTGCCTCGTGCTGACACTGTCAATGATGCCGCATGGGTCGCTATGGGCACCGCTGCCACTGACTCCGCCGATGTCGTGACCAAGGTCTCCCTCGGCGCAAAGAAGCTGATCAAGACCATCGAGATCACTGCTGACATCCAGGCCATGAGCATTCCTGCATTCCAGACCTGGCTGACAAATAAGCTGGTCGAAAAGATGGAGGCTGCCATCTGCGCTGCCGTGATTAATGGTGCCGGTTCTGCTACCGTGCCTCAGGGCGTGTTGGCTGCTTCTGCCGGTGCTACTGCCGTCACTAAGGCGTTCACCATCGCCGGCCTGTCTGATGCTATGGGCTCTCTGCCTTCCGCATATCATCGCAATGCGGTCTGGGTCATGAGCACCGCCACCTTCTTCGGCACCATCGTTCCGCTTGCTCAGGATTCCAACGGCATCCTGGTCATGGATGGCCTCGATTACCGTTTCCTCGGCCACAAAGTTGTTACGGATGACAATGTTGGCGCGAAAGTCGTTTTCGGCGACTTCCACGACGGCTATGCCTTCAACTTCGGTCAGGACATTCAGATCGCGGCTGACACTTCCGTTGGCTTCCGTGCTGGCAGCACTGTCTATCGTGCTATGGCACTCTGTGACGGCGCAGTTGTCCAGGGCGAGGCTTTCGTGGCTGTGACCAAGGCTGCCTAAGAGGTGATACAGGATGAAGCTGAAAGTGATCTGTGAGTATTTCGACCTCGAGCAGGAAGAAATGAAGCATCCGGGCGACATCCTGACTGTCTCAGATGAGCGTGGTTCGGTGCTGGTTGCTGCCAATGTGGTAACGATCATCACCGAACCTGCCGCTCCGGTAAAGAAGCCTGCAAAACGGACTGCAAAGAAATGATCTGGAGGTAAGTTATGCTTGAAGCAGCAAAACTGATGCTCGGTATTGTCACCGACGCATACAATACCAGGATCGCTTCTTTGCTGAAGGCCGGAGCAAGAGATCTGATGTCTGTCGGCGTGGTCATTGCCGGCGACGTGATCGACGGCAGCATAACGGACGACTATGTCAAGGAAGCGATCCTGACGTATGTGGCTTGTCATTTTGGCAATCCACCCAACTACCAGCAACTGTCTGATTCTTACGACTATCAGAAGAAGAAGCTGGCCAACACCACCGGATACACTGAGTGGGGTGATGAGTAATGCCCATTGCTGATGTGTGCTATCTCATCACGGATTCGCCCAGAGCGCACGGCGTACATGAGCGTGTGGAGTCATCAAGTCGCATGGTGTACTGCACGGTGCAGAGTGTGAGCCGGTCGGAATATTATCAGGCATCTAATATCGGTCTGCAGCCGAACTACGTGCTGAAACTTTCCAACTATCGTGATTACGAGGACGAGATGAAACTGATCTTCCGCGATAAGGTATACCGCATCATTCGGACGTACATCACGCCCGATTGGGGTATTGAACTGACAATTCAGAGGAGTGATATCAATGGATGAACTGACAACTATTGATGAACTGATCACGGCTCTGAATGCCAGCGGAGTGGAGTTTCAGCGTGATACGTGGTTTGATGTAAATGGTTCGCTGGACAATGCGGATTACGGAGTTGTAGAGCTTACGGGCGCACCTGTGATGCTCTGGGGCGACAATAAACTGATTGAGCAGAACATCCAGGGCAATGTGATCCTGTATGTTCGCGACGGCGAGGACTCAAAAGCTAAAGCCGTGCAGGATATCCTCAAAGAGCAGTCCGTCAGTTTTCGTCTGACTGGCACAGAGTATCTGACGGATATGAACATGAACCGCTGGATCTGGCAGTTCAGCATGGATCAGTATCTGAATGGCACGACTGACAACTGATGGCCTGAGAGAGGCAGAGCAGGAACTGCAAAAACTTGCTCGTGACCTCAGAGGACGGTGCATGCGTGACATGCTGAATGCCGGCGCGGATGTGCTGGTTGACGCATGGAAAGCATCCATACAGGCAAAGCGGCATGTCAGGACGCACGCCATGTATGACAGTGTGGGTAAGACCGACATCCACATCGATACGAATGGAATGAGCATTGAGGTCTATCCACAAGGCACCGATTCTCACAGAATCACCAATGCTCAGAAAGCATTTATCCTCAATTCCGGCAGACAGCCGAACAAGCGAGGAAAAAAAGGAATTAAAGGGGATCACTTTGTCACAGATGCTGAAAACGCCGCACGTGATAAGGTCACAGCGGCCATGCAGGCAGTGCTGGACAGGTATGTCTCCGGAAAGGATTAATCTATGGCAACGATTGGAATCAAATATCTCGCTGTCGCTCCGCTGAAAACCGAGGTCGATGGCCAGCTGCCCACATATGATCCTGGTCGCAAGATTGGTCACCTTATGAGTGCCAACCTGACCTGGAATCGTGGAAACGCGGCTCTCCATGGCGACAATGTGGAAGTGGAACACGACAACACGATCACCTCTGGTGACATGACGGTCGGCACGACTTATATCGACATCGATGGCCGCAAGATGGTTCTCGGTGAGGAGGAGTTCGGAACGCCTGAAACCGGTGCACCTCAGGAGTACGCCACCGGCGACGAGCCGTCACCGTATCTGGGCACCGGTTTTGTCGAGAAAGACTCCGGCGACGGCAACCCGGTATATATCGCGTGGTGGTACTGGAAGACCCAGTACGGTATGAACGAAAACAAGACGACGCGTGGCGAGAGCACCGAGTATCAGGCACCTGAACTCGACTGCCACATCCTGGCCGTTCGTCCGTTGGCCGACTTGAAAAACAAATTCCGTGTTTTCGCGGAGTTCGATGATGAGGCTGACGCAATCGCGTGGGTCAAGGCAAAGGCCGGCATCCAGTAAGGTCGATACGGAGAGGTGGGAATGATCCTGCCTCTCCTATTTTAGGAAAGAGGGACATTAAATGACTACTATCACGATCAAAGGCAAGAAATACACTCTGCGCTATGATATGAGCGTTGCGGAATGGCTGGAAGACAAATACGGGGACGCAAGAGAGGCGTTCAGCAAGATGCACGGCACCAAGGAGAGCAAGAAGGTTATCAGTGATATCTTCTGTTGCATGGCGACCGCTGCCAATGATTTCCTGGGCATTCCTGAGGTCGTTTCGGATGTGGTGCTGTTCGATAAGCACACCTCTCCCGGGCGCGTTGCTGTGATCATGCGAGCAATCATTGCTGCATTCAACGACGGCAACAAAATGCAGTCTGCTGACGAGGAGGACGCAGAAGTCCGTGACGACTATCTCAAAGAACTCAAGGAAGAGGAAAAGAAAAAAAACTGAGAAACGGGAAGCTACTGACGACCAGAGAGATCTATAGCAAAGGATTAATTGCTGGACTCTCCTATACTGAGATGCGTCACATGCTTCCCGGATTCATTATGGACTGTTTCATGTGGCGTTCTAAGTACGACATAGCACTTGCCGCACCTAGATTGGCCGGAAAACTTTTGGGAGGAGCGTGAGGAAATGGCTGATATGAAAAGTCGTCTGCAGCTGGACGGCGAGCAGGAGTACAAAAAGGCTCTAGAAGATGCTTACCGCAGTCTGCGCGTCCTGCGCTCTGAGCTGAAAGCTGAGACGGCCGAGCTGGGCAAGAATGCATCTGCACAGGATAAGGCGAGCAAGAAGAGTGCAAGCCTTAAGAAGCAAATTGAGCAGCAGCAGAAAATCGTCGACACGCTGAAGAAAGCACTGGCTGATTCCAAGAAAGAGTATGCCGACAATCAGGAAGTCCAGGATAAGTGGGCTGAGAAGCTGAACAAGGCTCGCGAGCAGCTCGCACGGATGCAGAACCAGATGCAGGATTCTCAGGATGTTCTGCACAAATTCGGCGACGCCATGCGCGACGTGTCAGATGGATCCGGCGAGGCCATGCAGAATGTCGTGAGTTTCAACGATTGCCTGAAGAGCATCGGCGATGTGGTCGGCGGCGTTAGCAACACGATTGGGAATATATTCTCCGCATCTGTTGACACTATGAAACAGATGGTGGATGAGATGTTCGCCTTGATGGGTCAGGCATGGGCTGCTGCAGGCGACTGGAAACAGATCCAGACGATGTGGGGCGGCAACCTCACAGACATCGAGCGCGTGATGTCGGGTGCCCAGCTGCAGGGCGTTGACACCGGAGAGATTACCGGCGGCATTCAAAAGCTGGTTGCTAATGTCCACAGCAAGAACAAGGAAACCATGAAAGCCCTCAAAGAGTTGGGACTGAAGGAAAGTAGCTATGGCAGCCACTGGGATTTCTTTGAGGCTGTCATGAAGGAGCTGGCCGCACGCCAAGGAAAGCAGCGTGACCTGCTGGCAGCTCAGCTTTTCGGTGACAAAAAAGGTTCTGGAATGGTTGATGTTGCCGACAACTGGAACGATCTCAACGCGAAATACTATGAGAACGTCAAGGGAACAGGCATGGAGCTGTCCTCACCTGAGATTGATGCTCTGGATGAAGTAGCTCACAAGATCACAGAAATCCAAGGCATGTGGCAGCAGATCCGTATGAATGTAGGTGCCAAGCTGTCCGAAGTGCTCAACATGGATGAGCTGGGCGAGGACACCATGAACATCCTCCGGGATATCGGCAAGCTGCTGAACAAGGATGACAAAGCAGAGATCGTGCTCACCATGGAGGAACACCTTAATAAACTGATCGAAGATATCAGCAAATCCATGACGAATCTGTCTGATTTCGTGAGTCAGCTTGCGACGGCTCTGCAGACATCCACCAATCCCGTACTCCAGAGTATCGGCAATCTGCTGGCCAGTCTCAGCGACGTGCTGAAATGGGTTTCCGATAACTCTGACAGCATTATTGAGGCTCTGAATAAGTTGCTGCCGTGGATGCTGCGGAATAAGGTTCTGGAAGCGACAACAGGTGAAGGCTTCGGCGGTTGGCTTAATACGCTGACCCAGTTTGGCCTCGGCCTGACTCAGATCAAACTGCTGGGAGCCGCTCTTGGAACCAGTGCAAAAAATGCTATCGGTGCAACGTCCATCGGTGCCGGTATTGGTGCAGGTCTGCTGCAGGCGGTGCCGTGGCTCGCTGGCCTGCTGACACTGATCACTCCCAGTTCTGCCGGCGGTGATGCGGATCCGAAAGATGAACCTCTCACCGAAGAGGCACACAAGGCCGGGTTCAAATTTGTTGATGAATATAAACAGGCTGTAATTGAGGCCGCCAAGCAGAACCTCAGCCTGAAAGAATACGTGCAACAGTTGATCAACACGTCATTGGCGGCCGGTGAGGGCGTGCCGTTCCATCAGTATGATCCCAACGCCGATGCCAAACAGCCCAGCCCGGTGCCTGCCGGGTTTACCTCTGATCAGATCCAGGCGGCTCAGGATTACTGGGATGCAATGCGGACGCACACCAACACAGAGGATGACTGGAAAAATCTGCAGGATGCATTCGAGGGAAACACAACATTGCTTAACACGCTGCTGACCAAGATCGTGGAGCAGTACCGCACGAATCCAGAATTGGAATTCTTGCCTGCATCCGTATTCCAGCAGATCATGAGCAATAAGGAAAAGAATGTTGAGTTGAAGACTCAGAACACCATCAATATAGATGTAAACATCGACGGCCAAACGGTACAGAGGCAGGTATCACAGGCCATGACTGGCTCCCTGATGCGGCTCACAATGATGTAAGGAGGTGCCCACATGATAACAAAACTATCTGTTAGTCTGAACGGCACGCAGTTGTATAACGTGGACTCCTCTATCGTCATCCAAGGCATCGACGAACAGATGATCAATCTAAATCCTACTGCCGCGAGTCGTGCAGGTCTGAATGGTCAGCACTTCGTTTCGATGGAGAAACGGTACCGGGATGTCGTTGTGTCGTTTGCGATTAATGAACGGGACTTCACGAAACGGCGCAAAATTTTTGGCAAGGTTTGCACCTGGGCGCGTGATGGTGGCCAACTGTGTGTGGGATACAGAAGCACTGACCATGTACTGAATGTGGTTTGCACGGCACTACCGGCACTGGCCAATGTTTCTCAGTGGACGAATCCGCTGCAGATGACATTTAGAGCATATGATATCCCGTGCTGGATCGACAATATCGGCATTGGGCAGGCACCATCCGAATCATCGACGGACACATCATTTGTCGTTGAGAATCCTGGAACGATGCCGACGAAACTGGAAATCATGTTCACAAACAATTCAGGATCCACCTGCAACAGCGTGACGATCACATCCGGCAGTCAGAAGATCAGGCTGACCGGTCTGGGATTGGCCAGCGGTGAAACACTGTTTATCAACTATAACAGCAAGGATATCCAGAGCATGTATATCCGAAACGGCAGCACCAATCGCTCCGTTATGGCAAAACGCACGACGGACAGCAATGACGATATCTGGATGCCGGTCGGCGAATACCCGGTGAGAGTTCAGAGCGACGTGGCACTGTCTCTGAATTTTATTGCACGAGGGAGGTATGACTAATGGTACTCCCCGTTAAACTGTCCGGCCATACCATGACTCCTGCTGGGCAGATCCATCCGATCAGCATGTCTCAGTCCTGGCGGACGGACGGACTCAGCTCATGCACGATCACGATCATGATTGACGATGAGATTCAGCTTGCTCTAGGCGACTGGGTGCTGGTGACCTCTCCGCACGGCCACATGAGCGGCGTGTTTTACGTCAAAAACGTTAAAACTAACTATGTCAATCAGCAGATTACGATCACGCTCGAGCACACATTCGGTCTGCTGCAGGAGGTCGTGGCGTTTGGCGAGATCACACCGGAAACCATCGGCGGCAAAGGGGTCACAACGACTAATATCAACACAGCCATCAATTATATGCTCAATTTCCAGACTGAGCGGATCTGGAACCTGCACCAGAACGATTATCCGGACATCAGCCAGGGTTGGAAATTCACGCACCAGGATGTTTATTCCGCACTGGAAACAATCAAGGACAATGTCCCGGATTGCCAGTGGGAATTCGATCAGACCAGCCTCCCGTGGAAGGTGTCGCTGAAAGCATTTCCGGCGGCGGCCATCATGGAGATGAGGATGAGCCGGAACATCGAGTCCATGACGGTGACTCTGGACCGCTCCCAGATGTACACCCGGGTGTATCCTACCGGCAAAAAGAACCTGCACATTGACTCCGTGAACGGCGGCTCTTCCTATCTGGAGAAAAACACGGCTCAGTACGGCGTGATCTCTCAGGTGCTGACGGACAGCACGATCGATAGTGCAGCACTGCTGAAAAACTGGGCACAGACCAACCTGGATAAACACAGCGTCCCGTCCGTTTCCGTCTCGATCGGCGGCATTGAGCTGAGCGAGGCCACCGGCGAGCCACTGGATGCGCTGCAGATCGGGAGACTCTGCCGGATCCCTCTGCCGGAATACGACATGACAGTCACCGAGAGGATCGTCGAGCTGACCTGGAACAACTGCATCCTGAGTGAGGATCAGGTGCAGGTGACTCTGGCCGACGAGCTGAAAACGATCCAGGGTGTGCTCTACCAGCTCACCAAATCCGGACACAGCGGCAAAAAAGGGGCCACATCGAAAGACTGCGACCTGGAAGAGCACGAGGAAAAAATCGAAGAGTTTGACAATTCCGATATCTGGGTGAACCGTGACAGCGTCTGGGCTGTTTGCGGCAGGTATGACGTCTACACCGATGAAAACGGCAAGGTCCATCTGCGAATCAAGGATGGCGGCTTTCTGGAGGTCCAGCGTGATGGCGTATACGAAACTGTCGGCACATCTCAAGCCATTACGGAAGTCAACAACGTCATCACCAACACCATCATGGGATCCGCACTCTGGACACAGCGAAACAATATCACCGGAGTTGTCGGCGAATTCCAGGTGGTCGAGGAAACGGATCCGGACACCGGACAAACCGTCAGACATCTCAAGGTCATCTCCGGCGGCGGCATGACGATTCAGCGTAGCCAGACCGAGTTTGGTGTCTGGGACAACGGGAACCTCACCGGCGGCATCATGGTCAACAAAATCAATGGCAATGACGTTGAAGTGAAGATCAAATCAGCGCGTGTTGACCTGGGTGCTTATGCTACAGTCGGACAGCTCGAAGCCGTATCTGCCGAGATTCAGAACATCACAGGCGGCACCATCATTGAGAACTACGTCGGTGCGAGCCTGGTTACCGGTACCACCGTGACCGCAAACAACACATTCGTGCACGACGGTGACACGATCTATAAACGCGCCATGCGCTGGACTTCCGGCGGCAGCGTGATTGCTACGGTGCATGCTCTGGGAGATACAAGCAGCATCATCCTGAATCACTCGCACGCGATGACTGTTGACTCTAACGGCGTTGTGACGGTCGGAGACGCTCAGACAGCAAGTGGAACTTTTAATATCGCCGATACCGCTTTCTACAAGGCCCGGGTGGCATCGGCGTGGAATTCTGGGGGTTCTACTGCACATGCTGATCAGTCAAGTCAGTATGCTCCCTATGGCGGGTCTGTAACGATTAAAATCCTTTATACCGACAATTCCGGCACAGAAAGAGACACAGGCAGAAGCGTGACCATCTGGAACACAGACTGCAGTCACACTTTCAAAGAACAGACTTTTACTTCCAATGGGACTTATTACGCGTCCTCCACCGGCTACAGTGGATATAGCAAGGTTGTCGTTTCGGTCCGAACAACAAAACACAGTAACTGCGCTGACTCATTGACCAAATCCGGAACGCACGCTCTGATGTA